GCAAGAAAAGCAATTGAGTTTTCAAAACAAAGAGAAATTGAAAAACAAAAACAAAAAGAGGCGGCGGCTAGAGATCTTGCAAGAGAATTACAACAACAAAATATTGCAAACCAAACAGGCGGTTATCAATTTGGTTATGATAAAGGATCAGATTTTATGAGCGGTGGAAATAGAGGCACAGGTTTAGGTGCAGCAGATAAAGGTGGTTCAGATACAATGGGTTCTTTTCAAGACGGCGGAAGAGTATATCTTTACAATAGGCTAAAATAATGCCCGGACAATTCGAAGGTATCCTAGATAAACTACAAACAAAACTAGGTAAACAAACAATCAGACGTGCAAGCACGATCAACCGACCGCGACCCAAGTTCGAAGTACAACAAATCAAGATCTTCAATGAGTTCAACCGACG